TTCTTTAATTTTAGATACCCGCAAGGGTACGTAAATTATAATTGACCTAATAAGTTGGTGGCTCTGAACGTAGGACTCCTATTTGGAAATCTAACTAGTTCAAATGGAACCGTCTCGGTGAAGTATAGCACAACACGTTGAAGGACAAAGAAATGGGTTAAGAAAAAGGCTTGCAAGATTAGTCTATCCCGCGGCGTCTGTTCCGGTTGTCACTAGCGAATCTGATTCGGCGAAGTTTCAACAAAATTAGATGGAAGAGTAGCAAGCTACGATTCAACTACTAAGATTATAGTTTATTACACCGAGCTCCTGAAAGGGAGAAGGAGGTGATCCGGAGTGCCGGGAGCGTGACCTAAGGTTAGAGTAATCTGACTAAGGTTCCCCGAGTACAGGAGACGCATTTATTACCATGAAAACACAATTAAAAACTGCATATTCAAAAGTTCTATCTGCGTTTAGTCTGACTTTAAAGAAATTTAATGATATGGCCGCCGTAAAAGGCGGGAGAGCTCTGGTACGGTGGGGAACTATGTTCCTTCCCGTAGTTGGGCTTTCTACCACTAGTGCCAAAGTAAGGTCGATTGTTTTGTTCTTAAGAAAATTATCGCACTACTACATCCATAATGGACGTAAGGGTGCCTGTTTAATCTTAAAAGTATATGCCGTAATACTTCAACAAAGTATTGGAGGACATATTGTTGACGATCTGGGATTGTTAAAATTCCGAGTTCGACGAACAAGACGGGGACTACCTCGTATTATTCCTGCGATTCATAGAGATATGATTCGACAAGGGGACACTAAGATTATTAAATTTTGGTTAACCTTGTTCAATCTTTATAGAGTTATCAACTTTAAAGGGGACTATCGATTTTCTTCAATTACGAAGACGATCACTAGTCCTGCTGCTGTAATAGCAGAAAGCTTTCTTCCTCTGAGAGGAGAAATGCTTCTTTTCATTGGTACATTCTATAAATGGTTGTCTAGAGTAATAGGATTAAATCCTCGTTCTCTGCAAGTTGAACTTAGTCGAGAGTATAGAAAGGCTGGTGCCTTTCCGATACTTAAGGCTAGTCCGTTAACATTTGGAACCCATAAGTTTGAGGAGTTGACGAAAGCAGGTGCTGAGGAAGCAATGCTGGTTGTACCAGTTATTTCTACTCATCCTGCTATCGTTCATGAGGCTGCGGTTGCACTGGACAATAGTCCAGAGCTGCGCGAGCCGGCTAGATATTTTCTAGACCTATTACCTGAGGGTAATGTGCTTCGAAAAATGTTTGTTAGATGCAATCTATTCCCCTTCAAAAGAGGAGTAGTGACGGAACTTAATCTTCCGGGAGATTCTAGTTATTGGAAACCTGTTGAGGGTTCTATTAGCTCGAAAATCCTAGAATTTAAAAGACCGTTTACACCAATACTTGGAAAGCTCTCCTTGAAAGAGGAATCAGCTGGAAAAGTACGAGTGTTTGCAATGGTTGATTGTTGGACACAGTGGTTATTGAAACCGCTGCATGACCTAATCTTCCATACAATCTTAGCAAGCATTCCACAGGACGGTACACATGACCAAATGGCCCCAGTGTATCGATTGTTAAAGAGAGATCCATCATCTCTGTTTTCGCTTGATCTGTC